AGGGCTAAGGCTTGGTATACCTAGATTAGACGAACACTTTAGATTTAAGTACGGAGATTTTAATATCATACTAGGACACGCTAACGTAGGTAAAACATCTCTAGTATTATATCTAATGACCTTATATGCTTTAAAGCACAAAATTAAATTCTTAGTATTTAGTAGTGAGAATGAGCCTTATAGCATTATAAGAAAGATAGTAGAGTTTTTAGAGGGTAGACCAATAAACAGAATAGAGGAAACTGTATATAAAGAACGAGTAAAGTGGATAGATGAGCATTTTAAGTTTGTAGATGCCTCTAAACTTTACACCTACAAGACCCTGTTAGACCTAGCAAAGCATATAAAAAATGCCTGGGAATATCAAGGCTTTTTGTTAGACCCTTACAACTCACTAAGCAAAGATAAAGATGTTCTTAAAGGTATATCTGGACACGAGTACGATTACCAAGCAACAAGCGAGATAAGGATATTCTGCAAAGAAAATAATGTATCAGCTTGGGTTTGTACACACGCTGCAACAGAAAGCCTAAGAATGAAGCATCCTAAAGGACACTATTACGAGGGGCATCCTATCCCACCAAGTGCAGCATCTGTTGAGGGTGGTGGTAAGTTTGTAAATAGGTGTGATAACTTTTTAGTCATACATAGATATATTTATTCTCCTAGTGATTGGATGTTTTCTCATTTGCACGTAAAGAAGATTAAGGATGTAGATACAGGGGGTAGACCTACACCTTTAGAAGAACCTATTAGATTAGAAAGCATTAAGAATAATGTAGGCTTTTCAATAGAGGGCAAAAACCCAATAGAATATCCAAAACGAGAACAAACAGAACTTTTATAAAATAAACAACTTGACTACAATAACCGACATACTAACAAGCAAACACAATAAATGGATAAGCTACTGTCGTAGTTGGGGATGCAATCCTGACACATCAGAGGACTTAGTACAAGAGATGTATCTTAAAGTATTAGTGCTTATACAAAATGGTATTGATATAGCGTATAAAGACGATATAAACGACTTTTATATATATAAGGTACTTAGGACTATGTTTCTTGATTTATGTCGTAAGGAGCAGCGTACACAAGTTGTAGACCTAACAGATGATTACATAAACTACCTAATAGAAGAAAAGACAAAGGTAGAGCTAGAAGATGTAAAGATATTTGAAGAAGCCTTTGATAAGGTTAATGAAGCCTTAGATGAGATGCATTGGTACGATAAAAAGGTTTTTGAACTTGTACAGGACACAGGTAATATATCTGAACTAGCAAGAAACACTACAATAGAGTACAGAAGCCTTTACAATACCTATCAGAAAGTTAAACGTAAAATAAAAGAGAAGTTATGACCACTAAATTTGAGCAGGACTTAAAGAACGGTAAGGAGTATGAGAAGAAAGCACTTTTACATATTCAGCAGAAATATCCTAAAGCATATATCGTAGAGGGATATTGTTTAGAATGGGATATATACATACCTGAATTAAGAATTGGTGTTGAGGTTAAGAGTGATGCACAGTATCAGGAAACAGGTAATTTTTATGTTGAGTATTCTTGTAACGGTAAGCCAAGTGGTATTGCAGCTACTAAAGCAGAAATATATTATGTATATTTAGATAAGTTGTATATTATAAAAACAGAAGATTTAAAAGCAAAATGTAGAAAATACATAAACACAAACCGAGATAAAAAAGGTGGAGATAGTATGGCAAGTAAAGGAATTATAATACCAATAAATGAGTTATGAGATTAGGAGATTTAGTATATTACATAACAAAGTACACAGGCATACGATATATCTGGAAAAAGCTATATCCTGATTGTGGGTGTGATGAGCGTAGGAAAAAGTGGAATGACTTAGAATTATAATATGCCTAAAGGAAAACTATCACAGGAGCAGTTGCATCAATGGATGATATATTTGTCTACTAGAACAGATAAACTAAAACAAAACGAGTTTAAGATGATATGCGAGATACACGCTGATGTATTTGCACATCCTTATCACGAGCCTTGTACGTGCAGCCCAAAACGTATAAAGAATTGGATAGCACAAATTAACAAGGTATATGAAGCTAGAAACGATACATAAGTTTGAAAAGGCAGTAGTATTTAGCCTTAACCTAGATGGATGGAGATTAGTACATACAGGGGAAACTTCACTACCTTATGATGCACAGGGTTTAACACCTAAAGGACATAAGGCTGTTATAGAGATGAAGTTTAGAGATAAGTATTATGATACTAAAATACTAGAAGTAGGTAAGTACAATAACCTTATGAAGATGGATAGCGATATACAGAAGTTTTACTTTGTAAATGACCCTAAAGGCAATTATATGTTCTGGCTAAATGAATTGAAAGATTTAGAGAAAGAGCAGTTGTATTGCCCAAAAACTACAATGTGGGAAACGAGCAAAAAAAATAAAAGTGTATATTTGTTAAAAGAAGAACAAGCAAGAATAATAAACTTAAATGAATTATAGAGATATGGATTGGAAGCAAAAGATAGATTACTTCAAAAAGATAGGAGCGTTTGCAACAGCAGACATAGCTAGGGATAACAAACATCCCTTGTGGTTAGATGCTTCTGAATATATGGATGAAAAGGAATGAATAAGAAAAGAGCAAGTCAATCTGCACGTATAGCAGAACTAGAACAGCACGTAGTAAAGCTGTATATGATATTAGAACAAGTAGTAAATAAATTAAAAGATGCCGATACCGACACCGAAGAAGAACGAGAAAAGGAATGACTTCATACAGAGATGTATAACAGACCCTGTAATGATTAAGGAGTTTAAGAACACAGACCAACGGTTAGCAATATGCGCTAAAGTATATAGAGATGGAGCTATCTAAATTAAAATATCAAGGAGATTTTCTAGCTGCATCTGAAGTTATACAGAAGTGGATAGAAGCAAAGCCAGACAATAAAGAACTAAAGGCTGTATATAATTACCTTACTTCTTCTTATTTTTATGTAAACAATTTAGAGATGAGCTTAGAAGAAGCTAAGATTAGAATAAACAAGCTAAGAGATAGTAGAGATGATGCCTTACAAACAGCAGAGGACTACAAAGAATTTTACAAACAAATACAAGAGAAACAAATATGATACAATTACTAAACGGAGAGAATTGGGATAAGCAAGAAATACTTGCTAAGATGGATGATGATAGTTTTTACTATGGACACTTAGGACAACACGCATTAAGCAGCTCAAGTATAAAGCTGTTACAATCAAGCCCTAAGAAATATCACTACATTACAAAGTATGGCAATAATGAAACTTCTCCTGCTTTACGTGCAGGACATTTGTTCCACACAGCTATACTAGAACCAGAAAAGTACAGCGAGATAAAATTCATAGAGGTACAAAGCAGAAACACAAAGAAGTTTAAAGAAGCTATTGAGGAGTACGGAGAATGTTTTACAGCTAAAGAGCGAAGCGAGAACGAAAGGTTAATAGATGCTTTTTTTAAGAACGAACACGCACTACAATTAATCACAGATTGCCAAACAGAAGTACCTGCTATTGGTCTTATAGATGATATACCTTTTAGAGCTAAGGCTGATGTACTAAGCAACACAGGAATAGTAGACCTAAAGACCACAACAGATATTAAAGCGTTCCCTTACTCTGCTAAGAAATACGGATATGATATACAGGTATATATCTACTGCCAACTATTTGATATACCTTATGATGATTTTAAGTTTATAGCACTAGACAAGGGTACTCTGGATATAGCTATATATGATGTATCAGAGAACTTTTACTTAGATGGGGAACGTAAGACCTTAGAAGCGATAGACACATACAGAACTTTCTTTATAGAAAATGCAGACCTAGATAGCTATTGTTTAAGAGGTACGCTATGATAACAAACGAGGACAATATGGAACTTATGTCGAGGTATGAGGATAACTACTTTGACTTAGCTATTGTAGACCCACCTTATGGGATTGATGTTGGTAATGATAATAGACAAGGTAAAAAGTTTAAAACGTCAGCAACTAAAAGAAAAAACTATGGCAAAAAAGATTGGGATAGTTATACACCGCTTAAAGATTATTTTTTAGAACTTAAAAGGGTAAGTAAGCATCAAATTATATGGGGTGTAAATTATTACGAATATGATTTATTTAAAGGTGGTCGTATATATTGGGATAAAGTTACTGCTGAAAACTATACTAATTCTGATGGAGAACTTGCCTATTGTAGTAAAATAAATAGTGTTAAAAGCTATAAGTTTATGTGGAATGGTATGTTACAAGGAGATATGAAAAACAAAGAAGTACGCATACATCCTACACAAAAACCTGTTAAACTTTACGAGTGGTTACTAATGAATTATGCAAAAGAGGGAGATAAGATACTTGACACGCATTTAGGTTCAGGTAGTATAGCAATAGCTTGTCATAACTTGGGTTTTGACTTAACAGCCTGTGAACTAGATACAGATTACTACAACGCAGCTATGAAGCGAATAAACGAACACAAAGCACAAAAAAGATTATTTTGAATAGATTTATAAATGACTTAGAATTAGTAATGTTAGCCATAAGGAATGAGGACTTAGAAGATGCCTTACTTATGTTGCAAGAGATTAGAGAAGAAATGATTATATTAGATGCCTTAAACTATGAGTAAAGAAACACTTGTAAAGGCTTATGCCTACTTTAAGGAACAGCTAGAGATAGCACACGAACAAGAAAACGAGAAACTAATAAACTATTACACAGATGAAATACAAAGAATACTTACAAGGTACTACACAGCTATACGACAAGAACTACTACCATAAAGCAGAAGCATTAAAAGATGCCTTACAAAGTGCAACAGGCTTAGACGTTTTTAAGCGTTCTAGGAAGCGAGAAATAATAGAGCATAGGTCTTTATACAATACAATACTATTTGACTATCTAAACTACTCTAAAAGCGACATACAACGCATACACCAATACAACGGTCTACCAACATACAATCACGCATCAGTAATACACTCTTTAAAGCAGTTTGATATATATACTATATACAATAAAAGCCTTAGCATACTACTAGAAGAACTTACACAGCCCTTATCAGAAAACGACAAAGAATTAAACATTAAGGTACTAGCGCATAAGTTAGAGGTATTAGATGTAGAGGACTTTAAGCAGATAGCAATGAGTATTAACAACTGCTATGTAAAAGTAAGAAACAAAATAGAAAACATAGAACAATGAAAATTGACTTTACAAAACTAATACTATGGGCTATTCTAATAACAGTAACAGCTTTAATCTTTGGTGCTACATATAAACTCCCACGATAAAAAAACAATATAAGTACGTTATACTAATATGTACAACACAGAAGAAATAAAACAACAGGCTATTGATGCTATTAAAGAACATAACCTTTTATTCATAGGAGATATAATGGCTTATGTACCCTATTCAAAGCAAACTTTTTACACGCATAAATTAGACGAAGTAGACGATATAAAAAGCCTACTACAAAAAAACAGGTCTGATATGAAAGTAAAGATGCGTAAGAAGTGGTATAAAAGCGACAATGCTACACTCCAGATAGGACTTATGAAGCTGATAAGTGATGATGAAGAAGCGCACAGATTAAACGGTACTAAGCGAGAAATAAAGCACGATACAAAACAAAAGAGTTTTAAGGTAGAAGTGATTGACAACAATACAAGTAAATAAGGTATATAACCACCTAACTAATTCTACTAAGAAAATAACCTTAGAAGTAGGGGGTACAAGAAGTGGTAAGACCTATAACATCTTACTCTGGATTATTCTACATTATTGTCAGCACAATGAAGATAAGATTATAACTATATGTCGTAAGACGTTTCCTGCACTTAGGGGAACTGTTATGCGAGATTTCTTAGACATACTTAAACGTATGGACTTGTATAATGAGGAGCATCACAATAAGTCAAATCACGAGTATAAGTTAGATAGCAACCTTATAGAGTTTATTAGCTTAGACCAACCCCAGAAAGTAAGAGGGCGCAAAAGAGATTTGCTATTCTGTAATGAGATGAATGAGCTAGATAGGGAAGCATTTCAGCAGTTAGCATTTAGAACAACAGGAAAGATAGTAGGAGATTTAAACCCATCAGACGAGTATCATTGGATATGGGAAAGGCTAGAACCAAGAGATGATGTAGAGATATACAAAACAACATACCTAGACAATCCTTTTATAGATGAAAGCATAATAAGAGAGATAGAACTCCTAAAAGACACAGACGATAACTATTGGCGCATATATGGACTTGGAGAAAGAGCAATTAGCAAAGCAACTATATTTAAGTATACAGAGATTGATAGCATACCTGATGATGCACAGCTTGTGGCTTATGGGATGGACTTTGGATTTAACGACCCTACAACATTTATTGCAACATACAAGAAAGAACATAACCTATACTTTAAAGAGCTTCTATATAGGTCAAAGATGACAACAGAGGACATACACCAATACCTTAAAGGAGTAGAGATAAACGGTATCACATACGCTGATAGTGCAAGACCTGAAATAATAGAACAGCTTAGAAGATACGGACATAAAGTAATGAAGTCATATAAAGGTGCTAATTCTGTACTAGCAGGTATTGATTTACTAAAGAGATACAAGCTGCACGTTACTAAGGATAGCGAGAATATGATAAAAGAGTTTAGAAGCTATAAGTGGAAAGAAGATAGAGCAGGTAGGATAACGAATGTACCAGAAGATTTATACAACCATACGCTTGATGCTGCCAGGTACTCCTGCTACTCTATATTAAGCAAACCTAACTTTGGTAAGTATTATATCCATTGATACATATGTGTTCCCATAACTAAAAAAATAGTTATAAACATTTGTGTATTAAAATAATTGTTGTATATTAGCATCATAATTAAAAACAAACATTATGAGAACAGAACTAGAAGATTTACAAAAAGAGGAGAAAAGAATTTTTTGGAAACTTATTGACCTTGCAAGAGATGGGAAAGAAATGACGCTTGATTATAATAAACTTTTATGTAAGCAAGAATGCATTGAAACAGAAATACAAGACTTAAAAGGTATGACTTATAGGGAAAGGGTTTCTTTATCAATGTATCTAAATTCTTAAAACAAACACTATGAAACGTAAGATAGAGAACTTTATATTTGACTGCATCATCTACACAGGTGCATTTATACTAACAACAGCCTTTGTATATTTGTGTGCATTAGCTGACAAATGGGTAGGCGTATGAGACGTTTATTCTATATATTTATAATTGCTTACTTTGCACTTGCATTATGGGCTAAACAACATTATGGACTATGAGTTTAGATTTTATGTTTAACAATCCATTAGAGCAATTGGATGAACTAGCTTTAGAAGCTAAGAAACTAACAAAGAAAAGAGATATGAGAATTATAGAGATAGGAAACAAGCACTTTAGGGA